TATGGCTATGGTTATGGCGATGGCAGTAGCGATGGCTGTGGCTATGGCTATGGTAATGGTGATGGCTATGGCTATGGTTATGGCGATGGCGGTAGCGATGGCTGTGGCTATGGCTATGGCTATGGTAATGGTGATGATATATGGTCAGAGGCATATCTTTCTCGGTTTAAGGATCAATGCCCGAAGGATGCAATTCTTGCGTTCTGGCGCTCTCGTGCTGACGGACGTCCAGCCAATGGTGGAAAGGGGCCGCCTAGATATGCTGGGATGGTTGAGGCAGTAGGCGGCCCATTGAAGATTTGTACAAGCCATGCGTTGCACGGAACGTTCTCCCCTTGGAGTTGGAAGGGCGAGAAAATATGGGTGGTTGCGTTGTTTGAGCCCGTCGTTCGGAGAGAAGATAAACTGGCATCTTTGAAGCGCAAGATTATTGCTGATGTAACGGATGAGTTCAGGTGGTGTTTGTGAATTGGGAGGACTAATTATGTGGGTAATTGAGCAACTGAAAGATGATGGTACTAGCTATTCAAAGCTGCGCTTTGTAAAGGAGCGTTATTATGCTACTTGTTTGACTTCGGGCTGGGCTTGTGTTTCCGTCCTGTTCGCCCGCAAAAAAGATGCTTTAGAAGTCCTGCGTAATTATCAAGAACACGGCGATCACAAATACCGTATTCGCCGAGTAATTCTTGAGGAGGTGTGACATGCTCGTTTATGAGGTCGTGTTAGAGTTTGATGATTCGGAAGCGAAAGAAGACTTGAAATCTCGAATTGAGCGTTATCGAGGAAATCACCATGATACTGAATGGCAAGAGATAATGGCAATTCAAACAAGGATAAAGCATAAGTGCGTGGTGGTTGTTTTGCCATTGCCAGAAAATGATGCGGCTGGCTATGTTCAGTGTGCTGCGAAAATTGCAATTGATCGCGTGATAGGCGAAAGCGCGGATATGGAAAAGTACGCGCCGGTGATAGTGTCTATGACACGCTTGGATATGCCCGTGTTTGTTGATCCAAGGCTTGGAAGTGATTCTTGAGAAGGTGTGACTATGCAGGATAACAATAACAAACCTGCCGCTAGCCCGTGGCGGCCGATCAAGACGGCGCCACGAGATGGAACAAAAGTTTTGCTTCGTGGAAGGTGGGGACTAATTCAAGTGTGCATGTTTTGTCGAGATGATGGGATATGGGGCGAGAGATGGGCAATCTGCGGAGGACGCGACAGCGCGTGGCGGTTTCATGATATACCTGTTGCTTGGGCGAAGATCTATAATTACGACTGAGATGTACGTGGATGATGTTACTTAATCCACAACCAGGTACACGTGTCCGGATATGGTATCGAGCACGTTTACGTGAATGGATGCCGTATCACAATAGTGTTGGCTTTGTGTTAATATCCGGACGTGGTAAACCGAGGAACCATTTGGTGCAATTAGATGATGGGACGATGGTTGTTGTGCCATGCGGGCACCTTGTGGTAGATAATGATGGAAGCCTATGAGATTTTATGAACATGAGTGCGATGGAGATGAAATCAAATTAGCATTTTCGGAGCAGCCCGTCGCTTGGGCGGAGATTTACTAAGTACGATCGTGCCCGCCTGTAGCTCAGTGGTTAGAGCGGCTGTCTTATAAACAGCAGGCCGATGGTTCGATTCCATCCAGGCGGATGAGTTGTAATTGGATTGCTAAAGGAGGTCAAATATGGCGGCCTGCCTGAAGTGGAAAGTCGAAACGAACTTGGTGCATGTTGATTTCTATGAGCCAAGGCGCACTGTCTTTTCTTTCACTATCAGAAAAGTTTGCGATGGAACGGACGATTTGCAGGCGACGCTAAGGCACGTTGTCAGCCAAGAGTGTGAGCGGATATGGGGCGCTCCGCCCGCAAAGTGGCGAGTGTGCGCTGAGCGCAAAGGCGATGAGGAGAACGTATGGGTAGTTACGATTCGTCCGGCCTCACTGTGGGCTCAAGATAATGTGACTTGTGGCAACTCAATATGTTTGGTCGTTCTGAAGTCAGTAGTGCATGCTGCAACTATCGTGGGGACGTGGGTTGAGCTTATGGCGAGGCGTGGCGTGAAATGAACATCAAAGAGCCGGATTATGATTGTGTTGCGCGCAGGTATTGCCGTTACTATTCGCAGAAGAATGAGCGACAAAGGCGAGCCACAAAAATGAGTAGGTGGTTATGGATGCCGACATGGGAGGAAATAGTAGAGTTCATCTACTTCTTGCTCTTTGTATTTGGTGCTTTGGTATATGTCTTTTTCTATTTTGTGCCATTGATTTTGTTTTATGCTTTGTTGGTTCTTGGGGTTCGTGCGCTGGGGAAAATGGGATAGGAGATTGATCTATGGACCATCCAGAAATCAGACGGGCGATGACAACTGGCGGATTGCCGTGCAAATTGTGGAAGGGCTTAGTACGTGCGGCTGTCGTCGTAACGTATGCGTTTGATGACGATTCAAGCGTGCTGTCCGAGTATGAAGCGAAGGACTATGTTGAACGTGATCTGCGTTCAAGGTTTGAGGATGTGGAATATGAGATTGACGAAATTGAGGCTGTCTGATCCTATTGCGGGCAGGTCTTTACACACTTGTCGCAGATTGGCTCTCCGACGCAATCATATGTAGTCGCCTTGTTTCGGCATCCGCAGGCACACGTGCACCGGTCAAGGCTTTCAATGTACAAGAGGATTGCTTTTCCGACTATCTCAGCTATTATCCTTGCAATTTCAAGGCATACAATATGTTGACATTCGTCATTACTATCAATCTTTCCATAAATGGCTTTCGCAATGCACTCTTCTGTACTGATTCTGTTTGTTAACTTGTGAAGATTAGGACGGTTCATGACATATCGGATCGGCGTTGTGTGCATTTCAGCCGTATGCCCTTGCAATGCACAGGCGATTTTGGACTTGTTACGTTTACAAAAACTGACTGCTTCCTGGCCGGTCATGAATGTAAATGTCTCGTTGTCTGCGCCATTTTTCCCGATTCTTGCAACCAGCTCTACTGCTTCTCTGTTGTTTCCGAGGTGCTTGATGATTAGGCGCCCAAGAAAATGTATCTGTTTGGCTGTTTCAATCGTGATCTTTTCTGTCATTGATGTTTTCCCATATACGACGGCAGGCCGGCCTTTCGGCCGACCCGCCGCCTGGAGGTGCATCATGGCGATGATGCGGACTGCGCCTTGATTTCCCGTCTCATCACGGTCATGCTCAGGCCGTGCGTACTGATCCAATTATACAGTGTACTTTCCGCTACGCCAAGTAGCTTTGCAATATGCGGCGCGGTGAGCCCCTTGGCCAGCAGTGCTCGGACCTTTTCCTCGGTTATCCGGCTCTCGCGGCGGTGCGGTTTTTTTGGCCGCCAGGGATACTTCAGCTTCGGGTTTTCAAGTATCCGTTTAACCGTCTCGACATCCAGGCCGACAAGACCTGCTATCTGGCCGACTTGGTGGCCGTTCTTGGCGAGCAGCCGAACTCTGTTTACTCGCTTACGGGCTGCTGCAAGACCTGCTTCCTGGCGTTCGCGGCGGACCTCAAGTTCGTACTCGGCCAAGCTGCTGAGTATGTGGGCCACCATTTTGCCGGCTGGTGTTGCCATGTCGATACCTTCCCGCAGGCTTACAAGCGTGACACCTTTGGCTTGCCATTCATCAAGCAGTTTGGAGAGTTCCCGCACTCGCCGGCCAAGCCGATCGAGCCGCCAGACCACGACTCTTTTGATTCGACCTGCCTCAATATCACGGAGCAGCCGCTGGTACGCTGGCCTAGTCACTCGCCGGCCGGAAGCGGTGTCCTGGTACCAGATACAATCTCCGCCGCAGTTACGTTCATATTCCCGGAGGGCCATTATCTGGCCCTCCGGGTTCTGGTCTGACGTGCTAACTCGCACGTAGATCGCCGTCGGCAAAGTCTTAGTCCGGATCATTGCGTACCTCCGCACCTTTATCGTGCTTTGTCAGCCAGTTCGGCAGATATTCCGCATCAATAATGGACTCATATGGTTGAAGAGCGCTGCATGGCATCATTACGCCCAATGCCTCGTGCGAATCAACCGCGGCTCTGATCCTGATCGGCCCATTGACAAGAAAGGTGTCGCCTTCTTGGTAAGCACTGGTCTCTGGTATAATGATGGTGATCGAGTTGCTTTTGGCGCCAAGTGCGGCGGCAACCTGGTTGAGTAGCCGCAAGTCTATCACCATACATACCTTTGACTTGCTCTTGGGGATGGTCTCATAAACAGGTGGGATTTTGCCTTTTTCTATGGGCGGAACTGCCGTTGAAGTCTCGCCGGTTTTCGTGAGATACCTCAACTTTTCGTTGTTTTCTCTGAAAATCGTTACCTGCCCGTGCTTGCTTGGCTTGCCTTTCCTGGCATCCTCATATACATCCGCCGGAATCGGCGTTATACCTGTTACGCCGTCATCGTTGTCGATTGGCACGACGGCAAGGGCGCGGCCGTTCGTGGCCCAGGCCACGCTCCTATCATGATCGACGTAAACGTTGCCAAGCTCATACTTACTCATCCTTTTGTTTGTCAGTTGTTCAAGTTTGTGTTTTGCGTCAACTTGCATAATGCACCTCCTTACCTATTACGAGTCCACTAGCCAGCCCCGTGCTGGCCCACACGCTAGCACCCTGTTGTTGCTCGGCGTTCAATGCAACTTTGGCACTGGCACGCTCCCGCTGCTACCCGGTCCAGCTCATCCGTCACCACGACGGAGTCCACGTTGTAAATGAACCCGCAACATCGCACGGTCCGGGCATCCTCACGCCAGTACCCCAATTTCTTCATTCCGCGCACGCTGCCCGTGGTGTCGATGTTGGGGTGGCAGGTGTGCCACATACCCGTTGTGCCATCCTCGACCCAGGCAATTCCTGTGCGGTCGTCTCGATACAGGTGAAGGTAAGGGCCAAGGTCTTTAATTAACTTTTTCATTATGCACCTCCTTACCTGTTACGAATCCACTTTACCAATATGCCGCCAAACGGCGCAGCCGTGCTCATTCACGGCCACGTCGTACTTGTAGCTATTGAGCGTAACTGTTACCCGTGGCTTCGAAACATGCTCTGCCAGGGCGTCGGCCACTAGCGGTAGCACGGGCCGGGGGACGGCTTGAAGCTCATACCGCTTATTACCGCGCCATTCAATGACGATTGTGTTCATGGTGCACCTCCATTCATGCAATTTTTATAAAACAATCTTCGCACACCTCAAAGTGATACAATTCGCCGTCTTTCCCGATAGCATGAGTGCAATAGCGGTTCCCGCCGTGCGTATCTCCGCACAGTTCGCAAAGCGACCAGCTAAACGCAGGTTCATCAGCATAATCGCCATTGTCGAGGGCTTGCTTGAGTTCTTCCCTAGACAAGCCGCTTTCGCTCTGGCAAACTACGCATTCAGCACAGCAGCCAACCGACCAATAATTGTAATCGTTTATATTCTCTGCCATGACTGCACCTCCCTACCTGTTACGAGTTCACTAGCCGGTCCGCACCGACCCGCACGCTGCCCCCCCCGCAGGAGGCGCGCGTGCGGATCAGTCAGTAAGCGCAGGATGGTTATCAGTAACCACGTAGATATGGGCATTGTCCCCAGGGCGTCGGCATGGGCGCCATGGATCACTGACAACTCGCACACGTAGCATGTCGCTACGCTGGCGTACCCAACGCTCTACCTTATAGGCGTCCTGAGGCCTACACGCCCATGCCGCATAGCTTGTGCCATTTGCGGCAAGACCCCAGCCGGATAGGACCTTGTCGGTGCCCGCAATCAAAACTGTATGGGTCCGACGTTGTTTTTCTGTTCGGTCGTCTCTGTAGATTGCCATAATATACCTCCGTACTTGTTACTGGTTCACTTTGTCAAACTGTTATCTGCGGTTCCGTTTTCCCATACGATCTTGCCGCAATCGAACTTCCCGACTCTGGCGCCGACCTTGCGCCACAGTTTGATGTATTCCTGCACAGAGACGTAGTCGAAAGGTGCAAGTTCTTTGCGATCCTTAATCCACGCGTCCCGTTCGCCAGGCGCGAGGTCTACGTTGACCATCGGGCCGGCGATGGCGTGCCAGAACCCATCGTCCGTTTCGACGGCTGGACAAACGTCCAGCACGGGGCATCCCTCAAAGTCAATGTCTTGGTGGTTGGCCGGACTAGCGGCGTGTGGCTGCTCCGGCGTGCCGTATCCGCAGATTTTGAGGCGATTATAACCGCCGATATAGACCGTATCGCCGCCGCGTCCGAAAACTACAAGCTTAGCTTTTCTGATTGTCATGATGTACCTCCGTCATCTTGTTTGGACAGCCGCCAACCCAGTCCTTGCACCGACAAACCAATCCAAGGTATTCGTCGGTTGCAGTTGCCCAATTGCGATGCCAGCCGTCCGAATCGCACGTTGTATAATGGTGACCGCCACGATACACGATCGGGCCTTTTTCGAATGTTTTCGTCATAATGCACCTCCCTACATGTTACGTTGCCATTGGCCAGCCACGCGCCGGCTCGGGCACTGGCCCCCCGTAGGGGGCTCGCGCTCAAGCCGGGATAGTCACACCAGCACGCTTAAGCTCGGCATCCGGCACTATTACATCATTAGCCGATGGCGTGTCGATGTAATGGGCCGGACCGTCGAGCCGGCCCCAGCCTCTTAGAGTAGTCGCCTCGCCTACAGGGTATGCCTCGGTGGCCACCAGCTGGTTGCACGCATAGTGATACAGCCGACCATCGAGCACGGCAACGGGCAGTTCGCGGGTTTCGCCGGCGCCGCCGTCAATCACTACACATTGCAGTACTTTAATCATGGTCACACCTCCATACATGTTGCCATTGGCCGGCCACGCGCGCGCCCCCCGTAGGGCGCGCGCGTAGGTCGGGTTATTACTCGATTGCCTCTAGCGCGGTCACAAGACTATCGGGCATGGGCACAAAGGCTACTACCTTGTCCGCCACACCGATTGCGCTCCACTCGTCATTTATGAGCGCAAACTTGACATTGGCGTGCACGTCCGTAATTAGTACAGACGGCTCGTCGATTATGCATGTTGCGTCATTCGCGTCGGGATGAGGGGTAAGGCGATATGTATTAGCGTCGTGGACGGCCACGTATCGGTGCCACAGCGCGCTTGCAGGCGTGAGTTTGCCAAGGTAGTGCAATGCGCCTGATGCTAGCCGACCTACGGCAGCATACGCAGCATCATATGCTGCAAGGCACAATTCATCGCGTTTCTTCTGTTCTTCCCGCACTTTGCGCCGCAGGCGCGCCAACGCACGCGCGGCTTTTGATTCCTCCACCTCGATCCGATGTCCACTGTACTCGATCGTCACCATGAGTCACCCCCTATCTATTACTATAGTCGGCGCCATATAGCCAAGTTTTGAGTGCGACGGCAGCAGGCTCGCGACTATCGCACTCTAGCGTATATCGTATCATGTCGTCTAGCTCAATACGACATGAGGGCTTATCGTCATCGAGTGTGAGTCCGCATCCATAGACGATCGCAAGCACTAGTCGTGTGCCAAGGCGCAGCACGACGTGATGCAGATCATCTCGCACGCTGCATACGTGATACACGCGTGGGAGTCGTTGCGAGCATCGTGCGCAGACATATAGCGGTGCTACTCCATCATCAGTAATGGAGTAGCGATCTACGCTACCCTGCCCGCAAATAGGGCAAGGCTCGTCTAGCGCTAACATATCGTAGTCGCGAGTCATGAGTCACCTCCATATAACTAGCCAACCAACGCCACACAGTAATATATACTACACGTTTGGCAGCGTGTCAAGCAAAAAAAATAATAGTGTGATACTGTAACGCGAGGGTGTTAAAATGGGTAAGATGTGGGGTTGCGTTACGCCATAATTGGCAGATTCCGCTCATTCTGTGGCAGATTTTGAAACGAAACGCGCAAAATCTATCATTGCCTTTGCCGCCGTCAGGACTTCGCCTACCAGACCAACGCATACCTCGGCCAGTAGGTCGCGGTCCATCCATAACCGCCAATCTATCGGCATGTATCAAGGGGGGATGCAGGACTACCTCGATCTAGTAGGTGGACCGCATTGGCCTGATTTGCACGCGCGATGGCGTATAGGATCCACGCGATTCCGTGTGCGGTACGCGGTTTTCCGCCCCTGGCCGGCCTGGTTAGGTTCCCACGTCATATATTCCCCTCTCCGTTCTCGCCCTATTTCCCGATATAGTAGGTTATACTACACGCCTGAAATGTGTACATATGTTCACATTTCACTTGTGTAGTATACCTTACTGGACATATTATGACATGAGTGTTGCTTTTGCGGTCATAATGTGCTATATTATGTCTGGAGTGAGATATGGATGACATGAATAGCCGTTTTGTTGACATAAAGTGGGTAGCTACCTATTTAGGTGTCAGTTCTCGCACTATTAGGCGGTGGTTGCGGGAAGGTCGTTTTTTGGCTCCTGTTAGGGTTGGTAGGGGTTTACGTTGGCGGTTGAGTGATTTGGAGCGGTATATATCTGAACGGTTTGGTGGGTAGTGGTTATGGCTGATTTTGAAGTAGTTGGTGATCGTGCTGAGTTTCGGAAGCGGATGTTGCGTCATGGGTTATGGGAGCGGGTATCGTCTGAGATTCGCCGTGATGAGAAGGAGATGGTTGATTCTGGTGTTGATGTTGGTGTAGCCAGTGTTGAGGCATGGAAGCGTGCGATGGCGAAGTGGACGGACCCGTACATTCGTGGGTTATTGGGTGATGGTGATGTATTGGGTTTAGATGGTGTTAAGCCTTTGGTTGACTCATCTGGTCGTCCGTTACCTGAGAGTGTGGGTTATACTGAGGAGGTTCGGTGGGTAATGGCCCACATTGATGACGGGTCTGTTCGGGTGGATCAGGCCCCGTCTAAGGCGGCGTGGCAATGGTTACAGGAAGTTCGGAGTTCGCCTAAGAGCCGGCAGGACTTCTATAGGGTCCATGTAGCGAAGTTAGCGCCGAAGAAAGATGCGTCGGCTGAGGACGCGCAGCGCTGGGTGGATGATGGCAAGCCGCTGGAGTTGATTGAGCAGTTGTTGGAGGACGATTCTGTCGGCTGCGAGTTGGCTGCCGGCGAGGTTCGTGGCGAGCTGGTGACTCCGATTTTGCTGAAGCACCAGGTGACGGGCGAGCGGTTTCGGCTTGAGGCTGGTGCGATGGTGACGGTCAGGGCGGACGATTTCAAGCTATGGGAGCCGGTGAAGGCTGATGACGGCTTATCGCTTGAGCCGGAGCCGAGTCGGGGCGTGATTGAGGGCTGATTTGGAGGTGCTATTTGACTGGTGACAACATTGTCGAGCAGATGGCCGAGTTGTTTTCTCTATCGTTCAGGGAGATTCTTGAGCGGTACATGGATGACAGGATCGACGGCGGCGTGTTCGAGTCGTTGCTGTTATTCGGCATTGACGTGTTCATGGACAAGGTCGGTGCTGATACGGTCATCTTCCGGCTGACTGATCGGTCGAATGGCGCTGTATCCGGCCGGCTTGCGATCGGTGGCGTGATGACACGTGCGGACTCCGTCATGGACGACCTTGAGTCGTGCGTACCGGAAGCCGGCGGCGGACGCGATTATGATCTGAACTGACACTTGGCAGGCTTGGCGGAGCCTTGGTGCTTCGTTTCATGGCGGCCGGCGAAGCGTGGCGCTGGCCGCCTATTTTATGCATATCGCCCATATTGCCTACCTTGCCTAGTTTGTCATTTCCGCCTAGCTTGACATTTTGTTGTTGATGTGGTATGTATAATATCAGGCGGGTACTAGATATTGTGTGCCGTGGTGAGTGGAAGCATGAGGGAACGGTGCCCGTATTACAAGTATGTGCCGCGCAGCGTGCGGGCGAACTTGATGTTTCGCCGCAGGCTCATTTCACGTGCGTTCGAGGATCGGGCGTTCGCCAGGGAGCTATGGGTTGCGTGCAGTCGTGACCTGCTGTTCTTCGTCAACACGTTCTGCTGGCTGTACGAGCCGCGGACGACACGCCGGTTGCCGTTCATCACGTTCGAGTACCAGAACGAGACGTTCCTGGAGTTGGATGACGCGATCCAGAACGGGTACGACGTTTGCTGCTTGAAGAGCCGTGATGTTGGCGCGTCGTGGATGTGTGTCACGATTTTCTTCTGGCACTGGCTGTTCCATGACATGTATCGGTTCGGCGGCATGTCGGAGAAGGAGGAACTTGTCGATCGTAGCGGCGATCCGAAGAGCATGTTCTGGAAGTTCGACTTCTTGATGGAGAACTTGCCGTGCTGGATGCGTTTGCCGGACGGCAAGTATGAACGCACGGCACGGCACGCACGGAACTTGGATAACGGTTCTACGTTCGACGGCCAGACGACGACAACGACTTCCGGTACGGGCGATCGCTGCACGGCGATGATACTCGACGAGTTCTCGAAGATGGGGGTCGGCAGCAAGGGCGATGCAGGCTTCTCGATACTCCGATCGACACGCGACGTGACGCCGTGCCGGATCTTCAATTTCACGCCGAACGGGCACGGCAACGCGGCGTATCGCGTCGCAATGAACTCGCGTATCAGGCAGATACGACTTCATTGGTCACGACATCCGTATCGTAGTGCCGGGCTCTACACGTCGAAGAACGGGAAACTCATATTGCTTGACCGCGCGTTCCGCGGCAAGGTCAAAGTGCTCAAGGACGGCCGTGCGGAATACGTTTCGTTCCCGGACGAATATACGTTCATACTCGATGGCAAGATTCGCAGCCCGTACTACGACTTCGAATGTGCGCGGGAAGATAACCCGATCAACATCGCGCAAGAGCTTGACATGGACTTCCACGGCTCGTCGTCGTCGTTCTTCGGCGAAGTGTTCATTGATGAGCTCATGTCGGAAGTCGCCGTCATGCCGTATTCGGTCGGCCGACTGGAGATCGACTACGGCGCTTGCGAGGTAACCGGATTCCAGAAGGACCCGAACGGGAACTTCTATTTATGGTGCACGCTCGACGGTGCCGGCAAGCCGCCGGACGATAGGCACTATGTCGTCGGCTGCGACATTTCGATGGGCACCGGCGCATCGAACAGCGCGCTTGCAGTATTCGATTGCTTATCGAACGAGAAGGTGGCCGAGTACGTCGATGCGTACATCCAACCGCACGACTTCGCCAAGTTCGCCGTTGCCGTGTGCCGCTGGTTCCAAGGCAAGAGCAACGAAGGCGCATTGCTGATTTGGGAGCAGACCGGTGCCGGCCGATCGTTCGGCGAGGCGGTGCGTGATGCAGGATATGGCAATATCTGGCACAAGCGCAACGCGGATGGGTCGTGGACTAAGATACCAGGCTGGTATCCGAGCCGCGAAAGCAAGATCCAATTGTTGACGAGCTATCGGTACGCCATGCGGCAGAGGCTGTACCTCGAACGTAGTATCCCATGCTTGGAAGAATGCCGTGCGTACATCTTCATGCCGGGCGGCGGTGTCGATCATGTGGCATCGCAAACGCAGAATGCGCTCGACCCGTCCGGCGCGAGGACGAACCACGGCGACCGCGTGATTGCTAGTGCATTGACGTGGCTCGGTGCTAAGCACTACGTCGAACAGGCGGTCGAAACCAAACCGAAGATCCCGGCCAATTGCTTCGAGTCGCGCAGGCGGGACTATGTCGAGCGTATGAGACGCGACAGGCGGTGGTCGAATAGCAGACGGGAGATATTCGCAGCGTGAACCCGGACAACGAACAACACGTGCAGAAATTGCGTTCGGCCGTCAAGCATAGCTACGGTAAGCTCCGACCGCTGCGCAAGCATGCCGAACGTATCATACGCGCGTACGTCGGCGACAAGTACGGCGAAGGCCAGACGCAGCCGGTGCCGGTCAACTTCATCGAATTGACGTTGAACGTATTCTTGCAGAACCTCGCGCCGAAACCGCCGCGCGCGTTGGTGACAACGACGAACGATTCATTGAAGCCGACGGCGTCCGCGTTGGAACTCGTGCTCGAAAAGGTGACGAAGGATATCGACCTGGCGGAAGCTGAGCGGCGGACGGTTATCAATGCACTTATTGCAATCGGCGTGATGAAGGTCGGCATGGATATGAATGGCGAGCTCTATGCCGAACCGGTAGATATTGATGATTGGGTGATTGACATCAATGCAAGGCATTTCAGCGATGCCGCGTTCATGGGCCACAGACTGCGGATACCGTATGAAGAAGCGCTCGAACTATACGGCGATGAGGTCGGCAGGCTGAAGGATCATGCATTGACGTATGACGACCTGGTCGAAAGCGATGACCGGCTCAGCAAGATTTCGCGCGGCTCGGATTTCAAGGTCGAGGACTATCCGGACGCGTATATCGAGTTGTGGGAGATCTATAGGCCGCGTGAGAATGTTATACTCACGCTATCGCCGTTGAACCATAGCAAGCTTCTTGCGGTCAATGAATGGGACGGTATTGAGCCGGGCCCGTACCATATTCTTGATTTTGCAATCGTTCCGGGCCAAGCGATGCCGTTGCCGCCGTCCATGTCGTGGTACGAATTGCACGACATGATGAACATGATTATGCGCAAGCTGGCGGACGACGTTGAAACGCAGAAGACGGTGTACTTGACGCGCCCGGGCGCGGTGTCCGATACGGAACGGATGCGTGACGCATTGCATGGCGACATCCTGGTCGTCGATGATCCGTCGGCAATGGAAGCGAAGCGGATTGGTGCACTCGATCAAGGCTCATTTCTGCTGATGTTGCAGATCAAGAACTTGTACAGTTATATGACGGGCGGCCTTGAAGTGCTCGGCGGGCTCGGTCCGTCCGCCGATACGTATGGGCAGGAACGAATCATTTCGACTTCTGCCAACCGTCGTATCCAGGATATGCAATCGCGGATGCTGCGGTTCCGTGAATCGGTAATGCGGTCGCTTGCGTTCTATGAGTTCAGTGCACCGAGCGGGCGGGAAATTATCAAGCGTGTCGCCGGTATCGACGTAAATCTCAAGTGGACGGAAGAAGAGCGACGCGGAGCGTTTGAGGACTATGTTATCGACATCGCACCGTACTCGGCGACGAATCTCACGCCGTCGCAGCGATTGAACATGCTGTTGCAGATGTTGACGCAAGTGCTTATCCCGATGGGCCACAAGGTGGACCAGGGCAAGCTCGTTTCGCTGATCGCGCGGTATGCGGATATGCCTGAATTGAGTGAGTTGTTAGTGAACGATACGCAGTTACAGCCGGAAAGCCCGGAGCCTATGCCTATTCAGGGTCAGGCGCCACAGGCTGCCGGCCCGATGTTGTTCGGCGGTCAACAGTCGCCGAGGGTGTACGTGCAGGCCAGAGCGCCGTCGGCTGCGAACTCAATTGAGAATAGGCTGATCGGAAAGCTCATTGATGGGATGGACGTGGGTAATAATGGACGTACTTAATATCTGGGATCGGATAGTCCAGTACGGGTTCGCTGGCTTCGCTGTGCTGCTTTTGTGGTTCCTGTGGCGCGTGTACAGGGACATGAACGTAATGCAGCGGGAAGTGGTGGATGTAGTCAAGCGGAACACGGAGGCATTTACTGAGTTCTCCAGCATGGTGCGCGAATTGAGGGCGGAATTGAAGGTCTGCCGCGAGGACGTTATTAGCCTACGTGACAAGTTGATTGCCAGGCCGTGCATTGCGAAGGAGGAATGAACGATGCCGATTTATTGCTACAAGCGCATGCCGGACGGCGAATCGGTTGAATTGTGGTTGAGTGTCGAGGAGCACGACAGGCTGCGTAAAGGCGATACGTTGACATTGAACGACGGGTCCGTACTGATACGCGATTGGAAGGCGGAGCACGGCGAGCCGCGTAATGCGGGTCAATGGCCTATGTGGTCGGACGCCGCCGGGGTGAGTCCGACGCAGGTGAAAGAAGCATATGAGCATAGCGTGTCGATCGGCGTGCCGACCGAGTTCCATCCGGTCACGGGCCAGGCGAAGTTCGAGAGCAGATCGCATAGAAAAAAGTATCTTGAACGAATCGGTATGTACGACCGTAACGCGGGTTACGGCGATCCAACGCCCAGGTAATAAGGAGATGGTGATTTATGTCCGATGAATCGCTGGTTGACAGCCTCCCCGAAACGATTGGACCGAGCGATGACGGCCAGGCACAGAGCGAACCGGAACAGCCCGAATCGCAGGCCGAATCGGTGCTCGACGAATCTGCGCAGACATCTGCGCAGACGGGTGACGACTTTGACGCCGTGAAGCAGGAAGCCGCTGCGTATGGCCTGTCTGAAGAAGATATTGCGAAGTTCAAGGACGCCGATTCGTTGCGAGATGCGCTGCGGCAATTCGATCGCAGCCTTATGGAATACGGACGCCAGGCGGCACAAAGTGCAGCCCAGCAGGTTGCCACACCGGTCCAGCAACCGCAGCTTGATTCTGCGGCTGGCATGCCTCAATCCTCTCCTCCTATCCCGACGCCACAGCCGCCGGCGTCCGATATTGCACAACAGCCAGTGCTTGACCTGCCGGACGAAATGCTGGAGATCAGCCTGGACGAAGATGAATACGGGGATGGCTTGACGAAGACGATCTCGAACGTGACTGGTGCCGTCAAGACCATCCGTGACACGATCAACCGCGAGATCGGCACGCTCCGCCAGTATGTCAGTACAGTTGCACAGGTCGTGCAACAGCAGCAGATGGCTCATGTGCTTAACGAGTTCGATGCTGCAATCCAGCGGGTGGGGCAGCCTGAGTTGTTCGGTGAGGGCAATACGGCCAAGATACAGCCCGGCACGCCGCACGCCGTGAACAGGATGAAGGTCCTGGACGCGGCAAACTCGCTTGCCATCGGCTATCAGATGTCCGGTCGGTCCTTGCCTGATATGGACACGCTCATCAAGCGTGCGATTGCCGTTGCATTTGATAGTAACGGCACACAAGGCCAATCGTCCGCGCCGAAGAAACGGGGCGCGACGATGCGGCCGTCACGCCGCGCCGGTGCGGAGCCGCGTGGCATGGATGCTGCGATTGAGTTCGCAGAACGAAAGAGCAAGGAGATATTCGGTAGTTAAGGAGCGTTGAGATATGGCAGTGAAAATCGAAGACATTGCGGATCTCGTCGCCGGTACGCTGGAGAACATGGACCCGCCAAAGTTCGTCCAGGCCGCGCAGGATCTGCATAACTACGAAATGATGAATCGGTGGCTGAAAGAAGACCGGCTCGACGTTGATGAAGGTGCCGGTGGGACGCACGTGTCCAGGCCGGTGATGACTTCGTACCCAGATGTCGCCAAGATGGTCGGCCTGTTCGAGCCGGACGACCTTGTGATTCAAGACTCGATGAAGAAGGTCACCGTGCCCTGGGTTCATGCCACGACTCATTGGGCCTTTGAGGTTCGTGAGGTCATGGTGAACAAGGGCAAGGCGTTGATCTTCAACGTCATCAAGCCGCGTGAGACGGGTGCGGTTATCTCGATGGCCGCCAAGCTGGAAACGAAGGGCTGGACATCGCCGTCCGCATCCGAGACGAAGGACCCATACGGCCTGCCGTACTGGGTTGTGAAGAACTCGTCTCAGGGCTTCAACGGCGGGAACCCGTCCGGCTATTCGACGTGCGGCGGGATCGACGCATCGACCGACGAGAACTGGCGCAACTGGACGGATACGTATTCGGATATCACCGCTGCGGATCTGATCCGCAAGTTGCGCTTGGCGCACTACAAGTGTCGGTGGATCTCGCCGATCACGAAGAATGATTTCTACAATTTCCAGGGCCAGCGGTTTCGCGTGTACGCTCCGTACAGCGTCATCCAGCAGCTTGAGGAGCTTGCCGAGGGTCGGAACGACAACCTTGGTGCGGATCTCGGCCCGATGGGCGACAAGCGTGCGGCCGGGCTGTCGAACGTCGAAGGGACGATCACGTTCCTGAAGCATCCGATTATCCCGGTCGATTACTTGGAGAATGATTCGGACGATCCGGTGTACCTGATCGACCGCGACGTATTCAAGGTTGCGGTGCTCAAGGAAGACTACATGCGGCGCACGGGTCCGCAGCAGTATGCGAACCATCACAACACGCTTGCCGTGTACATTGACCTGACGTTCGCTATTCTGTGCCTGGATCGTCGTCGCAACGCGGTCATCTACAAGATCTAATGAAAGAAAGGAGAATGGCTTATGAGCATCGCATACAAGAACACGATTTGGGGTCGGCTCCCGATCGAGGACGTTCTTCGGAACCCTGAGGTGGGCTACCTCTACTTCAATGACTTCAATCGTGAAGGCACTGGCGGCGCTCCTGAAGAATGGGTTGAGACCCAGGCTGGCAGTGCCGGCACTGCTGCTATTATTGATGGTGCCGGCGGGATCTTGGAACTCGATTCCGATTCGACGACCGCCGATCAGGGCATCCAGATTCAGCAGGTCAAGGAGCAGTGGAAGCTCCAGCCCGGTTCGATCTTTGCGTTCGAGGCGAAGGTTGCCGTGGTCGATACGCCGGACAAGGCGCAGTTTTTCTGTGGCCTGGCGGTGACGGACACGAGCGTGTTCGCGGCTGGCGAGAACTCGACGACGGACCATATCGGGTTCGAGATGGGCGCCACTAGCTTGGCTGCCAACGGCGGCAAGGCGCAATTCGTGAGCGAAAAGGACGGTACGCGGACGACCGTGTCCAATGTTCATACGTGGGATACGACTGGCACCGATCTGTCCACCTGCGAGTTTGTCCGGCTCGGCTTTTATTACGACGGCACGACTGTGACGCCGTATGTCAATGGCGTGGCCCAGACGAAAGTCACGACCAACATCCCGGACGATGAGGAGCTCACGCTTACGTTCGTTTGCCAGAGCGAGGGAACTAACAGCCCAACCGCTTATGTCGATTGGGTCAAGGTGTTCAGTACGTATCGGTTGTAAGTTCACGGGGACGGCAGGGTCCGGGCGGGCTGCTCACACCCGCCCGGATGCCCTGACCGGGTGTAATGATTCATGGCTGACCTTGGTGTAACATTCACGGAATTGCGGAACGCCGTATCCTACTTTCTGGGGTATGGTCCGACTGCGCCGACGAGCGGCACGAAATCGACGATCGTCGATAACATCGTCAAGTCCGGCTTGCGCCAGGTCTACTGGCCGCCGCCGCTCAGTGGCGTTACGCATAGCTGGTCCTGGCTCCAACCGCTCGGCTCGATCACGACGAACGAACCGTATGATACTGGCACGGTGACGACATCGGGCACGACAGTCACGTTGTCTGACGGTACGTTCCCGTCGTGGGTCGATTCGGCATGTGAGCTTGTCATTGATGACGTACCGTATGCGATTGCGTCGCGTGACGGCGATACGCAATTGACGCTCGAATCGGCGCTACCGTCTGACGTTACTGATAGTGAGTACAGTGTCATACGTCGGAAGATGATCCTGCCGGACGACTTCGGGCGCCTCGTTGGTTCGCTCACGTTTGAGGCAGAGTACACGCTGTTCATGGTCCCGCAGACGAGCGAAGGCTATATCAGGGAGTTGTACCAGACGCAGTTGCTTGAGGGCCGGCCGCAATACGTTGCGATCGTGCCCAAGAAAAGCGATCAGTCCGAACTGCAATCATTCATGTTCTTCTTTTATCCGATCCCGGACGACACATATACGCTATCGTATCGGTACATGGTATCGCCTGACATGCTCGAATCGACTACTGGCGAACATCCATACGGGTCCGTCCGGTTCGGTGAATTGTTTCTTGAGAGTTGTCTTAGCGTGGCCGAAGAGCGGATGAACGATACCCAAGGTGTTCACAAGGCGAAGTTCATGGAACGTCTTGCGGCTGCGATTTCAGAGGACTTGCAAGCTTCGCCGAGGTACCTCGGCAGGCTCGGCAAGACAATTGAATCACAATTGAGTCGTAGTAGTTGGCGAGACAAGATTTACTATAACGGTGTGGAGATTTGATATGTCGCTATCAGCCCCGGATTACGGTTATGGTGGAATTGCTGCATCCACGGCAGCGACGAAGACCGGCAACGTCACGGATGCCAATGGTGCCGATTTCACGTGGTCTGAACCGCAGACGCGAGTGGTCGTTCAGAACCATCCAGACGCGAGCGGATATTTGTATGTCAAGGTCAACGCGGATGATGCGGCGACGGATGACTGGGATTACTGTATCACCGCCGGTAACGCAATTACGATCGGTCCGTATGTCCGCGTGTCGAAGGTGGCTATCTACAGCGATGCGGCGTCTGAGCCGACATACGGCACGGATTATACCGTAGTCGGCTGGAGGTGATCCAGATGGCAATACGGGAATGGTATATCACGACGGATGGCGATGATAGCAACAATAACGGGCAGTCATATGCTACTGCATGCCGCACGATCACCGGCATTCTAGGCAAAATCTCCGATGGTGGATACGCATCTGATGATAATATCGTCTATGCCGATTCCGGCGCTTACGATGAAGGTACGATTACGATTTCAGACAGCCATATTGATGGTGGCACTCTTACCTTCACGAAGTATTCCGGTGCTACGACGAACCCGTCTTATACGTCAACGTCAACTGGCGGCATTGGCATTAACATTCAGAACTCCGCTAACGGGACGCTTGCGTTCAGCAATTGGTCGTTGAGTCGTGGGACGGCGGCGACTTGTCTATTTTATAATGCATCCGATAATATTGACATCAATATCCAGTCGTGCACATTGGACGCCAACAACGGCGGGACCTCCATATTTTATACAACGCCTACCGGCAATCGAACGCGCGGCGTTGCAGTATTGGATAGCGTTATTGAAGCTGACGGTGCAAGTAGTGCGTTCTATATGGATAGTATGGATTCTTTGGTGATTCAAGATTCAACTTTGAATGGCACGACATCGGGCATCTATGTTCGGTTGAATGATAATATCACGACAGTTCGCGTTGATGGGTGTACTGCAAATCATGCTGGCAGCAATCCGCTTGTAGCGGTAAACGGTGCAACGAAGTCAATCTATAATATCATTATTAAGGATACGACACACACTGGTTCAAGACTGCTTTCATACGTGACGGCAGCCGACATTGGTGCGAATGTTCTAATCACCGGCTGTACATATACTCGATCAACTGGGTCTGGAGCAGGTATTCTTGTCGGGGATGACTCTGCCAATGAAACGGACCTTTACCTATTCGGTACTGTGCAGATCATCGGCAATACGCTCAAGGCCACGAACGCCCCTGCGTCTTCTACGCATATGGTCGAAGTGGGCGGCGGCGTGCACGGAGCTGTCGTTGCGCACAATACGATTTATTCTTCCAGCGAAGCCATTGATTATCCTATTGTGGTTAAGGGCAGATCGGCGCACGTATATAACAACATCATTTATGGCAGCTTCAATAGTGCGTTGGCCGGTACGGCGATCTATTTTGCCGGAGCTTCCGATTGTGTAGCGCACGACAATACGCTCATCATCAATGACATCCATGGCATACGAGACATTCAAACAGATTCGGTTGATCCGGCTCGGAATGCCGTGTTCGGCAATATCATTATTCTTACTACGCCGTCTGCGACTGGGGCGCGTTATGCGTTGTATGCGTACAATGATAACTGGCAGAGTGACTATAACCTAGTGTATGTCTCTGGCAATTATGCAAACTTTGGTTATGCAGGGGGGGGTGCAAGACAGACTCTTGTGCAGTGGAAATCCTATTGGCAATCGGTTGGCGGGATGCAACAATACAACGGTACACATTCGTTGGATGATTCCGCCAATATCCATGAAAGTGGGAATTATGTTGGGCGTCCGTATCTAAGTAGTCCGGCGATCGGTGCTGGCCCGAATGGAACGACAATCGGCGCACTTGAACCATTTGAAGCGCCGAAGGATTTCGTGTTTGAATTGGCATAAAGTAGGTCTTTAGGTACGAAGGGAGTAACACAATGGAACATCGTATTCCGTATCTGATCGAGAATGCTGATTTCCCGACGACTGGCAAGCTATTCTGGGTGCCATCCAAGGACGGCTACATGCTTGGCTGGGGTGCAGGCGCACCGACAAATGGGACAGGCAATCCGGGCTGGGCGCCAGGTGCGATTTACATTGACCATACCAATAACAAGGTCTATATCAATGAGAACACGGCGGCAAGTCCGACATGGAAGCGCGTTGAGGCTGGCGACGTAAATCTCGGCGATAACGAATATCTGTACCTTGGCGGTGACAATGATGTAGGCTTGGTTTGGACTGGCTCTGAGTTCAAAGTCGTCATTCCGGACAATACTGCGTCCGCATTGGACATCGCGGAAGGGTCGAACAGCTATATCAAGGTCGTGACGACTGATAGCGGCGAAACGATCCAAATTGGCAAACCGCCCACATTAGCGCTGGGCGCTGCGACTGCTGCTGTTGCAATGCGATTTGGTGCGTCGGTTACGGAAGGGCTGGAGATCAAAGTCATTGACGAAACGGTGTCCACTGAGTCCGCCGTTGCAAGTATTGACTTGACTGAGGACGTTCCGAGCGGTGCTGTGATTCTCAGCGCTCAAGCTAATCTTGAGACCGCCGTTACGACGACGACGGCGACAAAGATCGGGCTCGGAATCAGCACCGACCCGGATAAGTACGGATTGACTAGCGGGTTGACGAAGAATCTCAAGATCGACACGGTTCCTGATTGGGCCGTGCTCGGCAGCGCTGAGGATGTTCAGGTGTATGCCTGCGACAATACCGGTGCTGCGGATGGTACGATTGATAGCGGTTCGATTCGAGTCCGGATCGTGTATGCCGTCTGCAACAGTCTTGATGATGCAGCGTAAAGATAACGGGTAATCCGATGGCAAGGGTACTTGATATCCAGTTCCCAGCCGGCGGGCTGAACAAGGCGCTGGCGTATCAGCAGCAACCACCGTACACGACGATTTCCGCCATGAACGTCAAGCCGCGTGAGACGTATGAGGGCCGGCTGAGGGGGGGCAGCCGGCCCGGGCTGGTGCTGGAGTATTCAGATACGAGCGGGCTGTCAATTCTTGGTCCGCCTGCGTTCCTTGTCAGCGTTGTTCCGTATTGGACTGGACTCCATGCGTACACGGGGTTTTGCCATGAACGCTATTCAATCGGCTCTGACAGAAGCGTCGATTCGCCACCGTGGGTGCCGATAAGACTTGAACAGACTGATTGGAATGCCAGCAAAAGACCGCGTGTTGAAACTATTAGCGGCACGACGTATTTCGTCGGGGCGGATTATGCTGGAGTCGGCGTCACCGTTGCGGACGATATGTTCCTTGGTCCGTTCGGTGACATGGATAAGGACACTGCTTACACGATCATCTGGGCGATCTACTGGAGCTATAATGCATCTCACACAGGCACACTTAGTTACAACTTTTATGATCGCATGTTGTATGACAAGGCGTCTGAGCATATAAGAATGCTCACTGACAATCCCGGTGGTGGAATGCAAATCAATTTTCAGATCGCTTCCAATGTTTATACATCTTATCCTGTGCTGACAATTACGCTTTATCGCTACTCCAGAACGGGAAGTTCCGTGAGCTACGGCCCGTACACTTTCAACAGTGCCAGCAACGACATCGAATGGACGAATCCGATGTACGTCACGATCGAGTCCGGGGCTGGGAGCGGGGCGTACAAGGCATACCTCGGACCAGCATCAAATATGCAAACGGTGACGTTATTCAATGAATCCGGGGTTAACGTCGCACATCAAGTGGATTCCTCATATGATTCGCGCACTGTGGGGATAACGCTTGAAAAAGCATACAGCGACGGAGTACATAGAGGCAGATGCACATATGTGAGCATTTCGCAAGAGGCGTCCTTGGCGCTGTCGAATGATAAGTCATTCACTGTATACTCATATGGTGGACGCATCTATCGGGAAACAGACTCTGATACATTGAGCCTCGTCAGTTTTCCGGAAGTCCTGGCACCGGATAATTGGCTTGGTAATACGAAGTATTCGGTCGGAGATTGGGTAAAGGATATAACCGCCACGACTGAATACTATTTCCAATGTGTAGTCCCTGGGATATCAGGAAGTTCTACGCCTTCGTGGGTGATGCACCATCAGCAGCAAACGACAGACGGCACTGGTACTCTTACATGGGAGGCATACCATGTAGACAAAAGGCTGTTAATACGGAGCGATGTGCCGATTGGAACAGTCACATATAACGGCAAGGTATATATTGCTGATTATGGCGATTCTGCTATTGTAGAAAACGGATCTGGCACGATTGCGTCATCGCAATTGAGTGACGACACTTCTGGGTTCGGCAATGTCAACCCAAGCACAGATGTGATTGTCATCACGAATCACGACAACGCCAAGGAGGGGGTGTATGTAATCAAGAGTGTCGATTCGTATAACCAATTGACAATCGACGAAACTGGAATTGACACTACTTCAACCCCATGTACATACAAGATCGTTCGCAGTCCGAAGATTTACGATCCTGTTCGTAATGTGTTGCTCCATTGGCTGCCGTCGTCCGGAAATGGAATCATCCCGACTGGATGTCCAATCATAGCTGCATTCCAAGACCGACTGTTCCTTGCTGGTGAGAAGAATAATCAACATATCTGGTATGCATGTGCCGCCGGTGATCCGACGGATTGGGATTTCGCCGACACGCTGAGTGGCGCGAGTCCTGGTGCCGCGGTTGCTGGGACGACTGGCGGGGCCGGGCAGATCGGTGATCCGATCACCGCAATGATCGTCTATTCTGAAGACTATATGCTGATCGCAAACCGGGAAAAGCTGTTCATTATGCGCGGCGATCCGACGATGGGCGGCGGCATCTCATTGCTATCGCATTCGTATGGCGTTATCAGCAGGGAAGCATGGTGCTACGGGCCTGAAGGAGAAGTGATCTACTTGTCTCCGAACGGTGTCTGTTTCATCCCAGCCGGTGGCCTGGCCGTTCCGCAGTTGTTGTCCGACAAGGTGCTGCCTGAAGAACTGGTTGACGTTGATATCGAAAACACGATTGTGACAATGGCATACGACCCGGCTCAGGAGGGTATTTACATCTTCCTGACGGACACGAGCGATGATGAAAACCCGTCTCAGCATTGGTTCATCGACTGGAAGAACAAATCGTTCTGGCCGATCCAGTTCGGAAGTGCAGACCTCGATCCAGTTGCCGTGACGCGGCACATTCCAATCCACGCAACGGAGACGAAGCTACTCATGGCTACACGTGACGGGCGGATCGTGTCGTTCGACGATACTGCAACGGACGATGACGGCGATTCATTCAGCAGCTATGTATGGCTCGGCCCGTTTCGGCCGGGCGGGAGTGATAGTGTTGAGGGGATATTGAAAGAGATCGACTGCGTACTGGATGATTCGTCCGATGACGTGGCGTGGGAGATTTACGTCGGTGACACGATTGAGGAAGCAAAGAGCGCCGCGATATTCGATAGCGGAACGTTCTCTGCCGATAGGAGCTATTTGACTCACGTTCGGGCCCGTGGCGCGGCGTGTTTCATTAAGCTATCAGCTACCGGCAGATGGGCGATGGAGCGGTTGAAGATGGCGATCGAGCCAGTGGCAAGGTTCAGGAAGCTATGAGAGAATATAATACACACGTAAGATCGTGGGATGAATTGCGGATCGTACTGGCGATCATCCTTGAAATCCTGAGGGATCTAGAAAGCCGCGTATCGGCGTTGGAGGGACCGTGACATGCCAAATCCTCTTGAAGAATGGTGGCGTAGATTGTGGGCGCCGGTGACGAATCGGATTCTTGCGTTCAATAGGAGTCTACCGTGGAATCAGACGCCGGAGATGCAGCGTAGATATACTCCGGCCAATGTTCAAGCACAACCGCCACAGCAACAAGGTTCGCAAGGTGCTACTGGAGTCAGTCCAATTGGGCAATTGCGGCAGGCCGCTGGCAACCTGCCAGCTTCTGTGATTCGTGATTGGCCGCAACATTTGGGGCCGCCGCCGAGCTTTGGTCCTCCACAGCCATTTACGATGAACTTGCCATTCTCGCCCGTCCAGCAAGCAACAGAAACGATGCGGGCCATAAATATGAGTGTTGGCAGATACAACCCATTGTTGCAGGCTTTGGCAAGCCAAGGGCCGTCAAGTGCCTCTCTCGCTGTCATGCCTCAAACCGCTGGGTTCGGTGGAATACCAACGCTGATGCCGACAAGTATTCCCGGCGCCCCTATAGTGGGTGGCTTTGGCGGAGCCAGTCCTTTCACCCAACTGATGGCGTCCAGCTCGCCAGCAGCACTTGCTATGGCTCAAAGTCAAATGTCTGGACGATCGACGCATAGAACCTCACCGCGTCCGGCATCACAATCTGCAACCTCCGGGCGATCGGCACGTAGAAGTTCGGCACGTCCGACAGCGCGACCCGCAACGCAGCCGATAAGTCGCCCTCCGATCAGTCGTATCGGCCGGACGCCGATTCCGATTAACCCGCTTCTGGCCATGTTTGCAGCAAGGAGGTAAGCGATGTCTGATGCGCTGCTACCTATCGGTTGGGGCATATTGCAAAGCCTTCTTGGCCTTGGCACGGCCGGAATGTCCGCCGAGCAAGAACGTATCCTGAATGAGCAGAACAACGCCATGCGTCGGTTTACATTGCTGAACACGCTAGCGGCGTTGAACAATTACGCTGGCACCTCGCGTGGCGCCACGCAGTATCTTGAAGGTACTATGCCGGTCATGCAGTCATTGATGACCAAGGCTGGTATCGGAGGCATTGAATCTGCTTATGCCGGCAACTTAAAAGATATGGGTGCGTTGTATGATGCACTCCAGAGCAACCTGGCCGCCGGATCTGAACAACTCCAAACTCTTGTGGGTCAGACGTTGGGCCGGTGGGAAACTGGCGCCGGAAATCTGCTGAGTGGGTATGACGTTCTTGCAAATCAGATCGCTAGCCGTGGCGGATCTGCGTTGGCCGCTCTTGATGAAGCTACAAATCGAATGAACCTTCTCGGCCAGCAGGCTATGAGCACGTTTGGTGGTCTCAAAGCGGAAGACTTGCTTGCTGCCCAGCAGCGGTATGATACGACAATGGGATTGCTTGGTACACTCGGAAGCCAGACTACACAGCGGTTTGAGGAATTGATGGGCCAAGATGTCTCCGGCTATCAACAGCGGTACAACACCGCCATGCAGATGTTGGAAGGCATGGGCGAACAGGAACGTCGAGATATTATGCGCCAGTATGACACGCTGGCGCGTCAAAATGCCCAACAGCTTGTAAGTCGCGGGTTGGGCAGCACGATCCTCATGGCTGGTAGCAAGACGGCGACCGAACGCGAACGGCGCGGCGCACTTGGCAGGCTTGATGAGCGACTACGCCAGCAACGACTCGGAACCCATGCCGCTTTGTCTGGCGACACGCTGGCCGCTCAAGGTCGATGGACTAGTGCATTGGCAAATCTGGCAAACACCCTGCGTGGTGAGACGGTCGGAACGCATCTCGGCCTGACCGGGGAGCAGCAGCAGCTTCGACATGAGTGGAACACTGCATTGGCGAACTTGGCGAACACGTTGCGTGGCGAGCAGGCCGGCATGGCCCAAACACGGGCAGGGACTACGATTGATTTCTTGAATCAGATCACTGGTGCCCAACAGGCTAAACTCGGTACTCAGCAGCAGTTGCTTGGTGCGGATATCAATTTGTATAGTAACTTGGCGAACCAAATCTTCGGCTATGGCCAGCAATCGCGTGAAGCAACATTGAACGCGCTTGGCGGCATGGCGGACCTATCGAGTCTGTATCGAGACCGATTGTTGCAGTTTGGACTTGGCCAGATTGGGCAGCAAGGATCAATGCTTGAACACTTGGCGAACAGGCGAGTTGCTACGGAAGGTGATATCATGGCCAACTTGCAGACTATTATGACGGGCATCCCAGTCGAGCCGAACACGTATTACGGCATTGGAAACATGGGCGCGGCGCTGCAAAGCGGACTAGATACGATGTTGCAGATGTGGCAAGCAAACAAGCTGGCCGAAGCATCAAAGTCTAATAGCGGTTGGTTCTGGTGATCGTTGACGCTGCGGGAGACTGACGATGGCATTTCAGTGGGGACTTGCAGGGCCTATCAACTGGTATCAGCCGATGCTGGATGCATTCGATCGGCATCAGCAGGCAATGCAAGTCTATGCCAATATGAAGGCCCAAGAAGCGCAGATCAAGGCCCAACAGGCTGCGCAAAATAGGCTATCCGGTCTTGGCGCATTATGGGCTGGTTCGATGCTTCTTGGTGGCGGACTGGAACTTGCCGGCCTTGGCGCTGTTGGCGCGCCGATCATGGGGGCCGGAACTGTTTTGGCTGCGGCATTCGGTTTACCGGCTGCACAGGCTGGTTGGCGAGGTATGGTCGCCAAGGACGTGACAAGGGCCGAGTATGCCGAACGCGCCAAGTATGCCCAGATGGTTCATGGGCAACGCAAAGAGCTTGCCCAAATGGGGCAGCAGAGCGCGCTCGAACGCGAGAATGTCAGATTTGAGCATCAGAAAGGATTGGAGGAGCTCAGGCAACAAGGTGTACAGGAACGCTTGCAGGCGCAGCAAGAAGCGTTCAGTCAGTTAAGCAGTGTACGCGCACAAAATGAGATTACAGTTGACGAAGCCAGGAAAAAGAGTTCACTAGACGAATATCTTTTCAAGACTACCAACGGTATTTATAGTAGCGTCGAAGACGTAGAAAAAGATGCAGAAGCGATATCGGCACAAACGGGCGTAAAGGTAGAGCCTGCCGATGTAATACGCTATACGATTGCGGCCAATAAGAATGTCGCATCGAAAAAAATAAGGCAGATTGCAGGTTCCAACTGGGCCGATCCATATGCCAGTCAGTTCACTGGGTTTCCCGAAATCCCGCCAACCGTCGGCGTGCCGGCACCGAATCCTGCCGTAACGAGCTTGTTGACGAGCAAAGCCGAAGGCGTGCTGAAGGACCAGCAACCCGGCGAGAGCCCCAAGAGCGCAATCAGCAGATTATTGGGCGCGTTCCCTGGCGACCACGCGGTCAATAACGCTGCAAGCATTGTGAGCAGCGTTGCTGATGGCAATTACATGCGGCAGCATCTGGCGCGGAACTCTGCGATCCAGATGCCGCCTGAAGCAAGAGATATATACAACGAGTGGCAGGCGAAACGGAAGGGAATCTGGGCCGACAGGCAACTAAGCAGTAGGCAAAAAGCAATTGCTATCGGCAAACTTGACGATGAATACACTTCGCGGTTGATGCCTTACCGCCAGTGGGTTGACCGGCAGCCGACTGCGCAGGATTACGTCAATCAATCGCTGGTCAACGTCAATGGCCGGCAGTTCTACTTCAACCCGAACAACGGGAGTCTCAACCCGCTTGACGATGAGGACTTTGTCCGCGTCCATCCATCCTTGCCGTCAGTCCCGATTAGGCGCTACAACATTGAGTATGAGACGGCGAAGCAGCAACTTGAAGCACAGGGCAAAATCCCGACTGTTGGGGCGATTAACGCGCTTGTTGCAAGGCAGATCGCCAAGAATTATGGCATGGATGTCGATATTGAAGTCCCAGAGTTGCAGGATGCCAGGGCCGCGTTGAGCGAGAAGGCCAAGCTGGAGTTGACAAAGATCGCAATCGACAAGTACAGCGAGGAGCGCAGGAACGCGCCTGATCCGTCGGCCGTTGATCCGGACGAGATAGCCAATGCCGTATATAGGATATATCAAAACTTCGGCGGTGGCCAGGCGGCGCCAGGCGGAGGTGGCATTGCTGGCGCTGCCGGTGGCGAGGAGCCGCCCAAGGACTTCAAAGTCCGATTGTTCGCAACGTACAAGCCGAGCCCGCTTGCGGTCGAAAGTATCGCAAAAGCCGGCGTGCAGCCTGAAAGCGTATCCAAGGACGAGTTCGCTGCCGCAACGCAATACTTGCAACAGGGCGGTACGGCGTCCACGTCGTTCGTGAAGACACTGATGTTGAACAAGTGGAGTATCAACGACATTGACGCCTTGCTGAAGGTGAACATGCAGAACGTATCAGACGAGCATCGCAAGGCAATGATCGCCCATGCATTCAAAGATATGTCCAAGGACCAGGCAGTAAGCATTCTTTCGATGGTGATTGACCCGCACAATGTCGGATTGGATAAAGTTCCACCTGAGGTTGCCAAGCAGCGACTGGAAGCACTGCCGCCACAAACTCGGAATGCACTTATCGCTGCCGTGATGACTGCCAGCAAGAAGCCGTTGCTTGAACGACTATTCAGTGGCGCAGCACGTGGGCCGAGTGGTGGAACAATGATTGGCGCGCCATATGCGCCAGGGGCACGGTATGAGCGTCAATGACTATCTGAGGCGTCTCTATAGTGACGACGAGCTTCGTGCAATGGTCCAGCAGGCGGGCGGTAGCCAGCAGCCGCCGGAGATCGTCATGGAGCCTGATACGGTCCCTGTCCGCAATATGGACACAGACGAGTTGCTTGATACGATCCGCGGTGCGATTGGTGACGAAGAATACAATCGCATTATGAAGGCTACCGCAATTGCGAATGGAGTTGTCAACGAGTCATTCCCTGCCACGTCCATTTCAGAGCAACTAACGCCGGAGGAACAGCAGCAATACTTCATGCCGATATTGAGACAAATGGCCCAGGAAAAGGCCTTAGAGCCGCATAAAGAGTCGGTGCTGACGAATGCGACCAAAGCCTTGCTTCGTGGCATGCGGGACGAATACCTTGCATTTGAGGCTTATACACCGGCTGGCTCGCAAGTCGAACGCGAGGCCGCGCGGATACAAGATGCTGTGAATCCATTGAGCGGCGGGATCATTGCGCAAGGATTCTATGGTGCAGTACGGATGCTGCCGACGATCGGTGCTAGCATCGGAGCTGGTGCTGTCACTGGCGGAGTCGGTAGTACGGCTTATTTGGCCGCACGGTTCGCACCTGACGCTTATGACCGTGCTGTCGAAGCAGGAGTGAGTAAGCCGGCTGCACTGGCTCTTGCCGGGGTTGAGGGGCTTGTCAATGGTGTATTGGAGCGACTTCAGATTGTCAAATTGTTGCCGCCCGAAGCAGTCGGCACTGCCGGTAAGCTATTGCGACAGACACTTGTCAAGCATCTTGCTAGGGTCGGCGGCAAGAATGCACAACGCATGCTTGACGCAGCCGTAAAGGCAGCCGCCAGGGAAACTGCATTGCCTGAAATTGTAGGTAGAATGCTATATGGTGCTGGAGCATTTACACAGGAATCCTTTATTGAGGCAGCCCAACAGGCGGTTTCTGAGTTCGGCACTCATGTGGCACACCTTATCGGAGGAACGGAACGCCCCGCTCTGAAGCAGTCATTGAAAAACATCAGCGATTCCTTCACGGGTGCGCTTGCAGTCTTCCCGTGGCTGCTTGCACCGAGCATGTTCGGCGGTCTTGGGGCGTCTGTTGCTAAGTATCGCCGGCAAGCCAGAGATGTACTATTGCATGACGACGGTGCCGTCGAGATGTTCGTCAGGACGAACCCTGACAAGGCGAAGGCCATGATCGACTCCGGCGAGACGAGCCGGTCGGCGTTGTGGCCGTTCAGCAGGGTATTGAGCGAAAGCGATCGTGCCGTCTTCCTCGGCAAGCTGCGGGATATCTATAACAAGCTTGTCGGGAAAGGCGAACTTGAAAAAGGGGCACAGCAAAATGCCGAAGGAACTGGAACGCAGGCTGAAGCGACAGGCCAGGAAGCGGGGGTTAAAGCCGGGCAGCAAGAAGTTCAACGCTTACGTGTACAAAACGTTGCAGAAAACCGGCTGGAAGCCGCACCGCAAGAAACGGAAGCGCAAGTGACGCAGGAAGTCGTTTCCGGCATGGCCGATACGGCGGTTGACAATGCGGCCGCTAGGGTGGCTGAGAAGGGCCGCATTGCGCCAGAGGATGCGATGCCGCCATTGCAGTCTGCCGTTACTGAGCTTTTCGGCATGGATCCTGCCGACTTCATCAAGGAGACAAGAAAGAAGGTCAGGAAGTTCGATGTTGATGCGTTGCGGCAGGATGAGAATTACATGACGGCCATGAAGCAGTACCTTGCTCTGCTTCCGGCCAATACGAACATCGTCAAGAGGTTAATGAAGGACTTTGACCTCAGCGCAAGCGAAGCACAGTCTGCCGCACAGGCGTTGTTTGGTGCGGATGTTGATGCCGGCTGGAAAGGTAAGGTCTGGCGTCAGGACGCGAAGAATATCAGGAAAACACTCAAAGAACAGGGGATCGACAAGAAAAAAGCGAAAAAGAAGCTGGGCAAGTTGTTCAAGGAGATTCCAGACGAGTATCGCGTCCTGACCGGCGAGGAAAAGCCGAAGAAGCTGAACATCAAGGAAGCAAGCGAGGTCAAGCAGCAAGTCAAAGCGGCGAGGCAGGAGGCAGAAGCGGCTAGCGAGCCGACGCTGTTTGACATGACGAAGGAAGTCAGTCCGGACGAAATCAATGCGTTCATGGCACGCGAGCCGGCGGCAATCAGGTTATTGCTTGATGGCATTCCGGTCGTCAAGCGGTTCGCCAAGAAGGCAGCCAAACGATTCAAGAACCCATCCGATTTGCCATATCCAGCATGGGAGGTAACGCAGAAGTGGGAAGGGTTCATGGCAAAATGGATGGCATACGGCGAGCTATTGGCCAAGAAACTGATTGCCGCACACAAGCAAGCACTCGGCGTAACGGCGGACTTCAGGCAGTTATACAAAGACCCGCGTGGATTCGCGCAGGCAGCAATTGAGGGGATCGCACCGGAATATGGACGTGTGTACAACGAGATATTGCAAGGCAAACGTCCGCTTGAAGACGCTCCGGAGCACGTCAGGCCGATTCTGAAGGAAATGCGGCTCACACTCGATTCGTTCAGCGCATTGCTCACAAGGAGCGATGTCGTCCCGGACACGTTCAAAGAGACGGTCATCAATAATCTCGGCGTATGGCTCAAGCGCAGTTATCTAAAGTGGGCTGACCCGAAAGCGTACACGAAGTACGTCAAAAACCTTTCGGCTGAGACGGTCGAGAAATTGCGTAGTACGGTACGCAATATCCTTGAGGACCAAATCCGCCGTGAGAACAGATTGCCCGAAGATGCGGACGTGAGCGATTATATTGAAGATGGCGACCTAGAGGCGATGGTCGAGCATATTCTGTTCTCTGGGATTGACGAACAGACCGGCCAGCCGATAGGTGTGGCAAGGGCGTTCGATACTCTGAGCCGCGTGACACGCCGCGATTTGCGCACGCTGCTCAGGCGGAAGGACCTGGACGAGGCGATTCGCGTTGCATGGGGCGAGATCGACAATCCGATCTACAACTTCATGTCGTCACTGCATCGGGTCGTACAGTTCGTTTCGTCTGACTTCGCGCTGAACGATTTGGTGAAAACGGGGTCCGGCAGATTTCTATTCACTAAGCCGACGATCGGCGAAGACGGTACGCAATATATCCATGCTGTCGATCTTAAGCCGAGAATGGCTTTCTCGCCACTTGTCGATCCAAATATGTACGCAGGCAAGAAGTTCTACACGACGGCCGAGATCGCCAAGGCGCTGTCGAAGTTCCAGTCCATCCCGATGAAGGAATACAGCGCGATCGTTCGCGCGTACATGAGCATGATCGGCTTGGCGAAGCGTGCCGCTACGATTTACTACCACACAGCGCAAGTAAGGAATCATATTGGGTCGTTGTTCAAGTACATGGAGAACGGCCACTTTGATATGAAGGATTGGCCGCATGCCGTAATGATTGGCTTGCACGAGTTCGGCCCGAACTGGGCCGCCAGGTGGGGTGAGCTACTCGGCAAGACACCGGAGCAGATCGCAAAAGCCGAACGGCAATATCTGCAATCGGTCGAGTCCGGCCTGATAGGCAAGTCGCCGGTAATCTATGAAGCGATGGCGCTCAAGAAGGGTGCTATCACACGCGACTGGATGATGCAGCAGATGCGGCTGGCCAACCCGAACATGTTGAAGGCCCTAATCGACACGTATGGTCGGCGAAAGATACTCGGATTCATGAACACGTTGTATTCGTTCGGCGACGACGTGCCGCGTATCATGTTCGCCATGTCCGAGTATCGCAAATACCGGAAGGTGTATCCAGAGTTACCTGAGAACGAAGTATGGAAGATTGCGGTCCGGAATACGCACAATTTATTCTGGAATTATGATATGACTCCGGCCTCGATCAAGGAGTTCGGCCGGCTGGCGCCGTTCGGCCCGTTCATCGCGTTCCGGGCCGAAGCGTACCGGACTGCGGTCAACCTGGCGGACCAGATCATCACGGAGCTACGCAATCCGCGAACGAAGGATATCGGCGTGCAGAGGCTCGCATCGGCGCTTGCAATGCGAGCGGTGATGCCAGCATTGCATTACTTTTCAAGGCTATTGCTTGGCGTCACGAATGATGAGGACAAGGCGATCCGCGAGTTTTTGCCGTCATGGTCGCGCAATAGCTTCCTGTTGTACCTTGGCAAGGGGCCGAATCGAGGTCAATACAAGTTCATCGACCTTACGTGGTCCACGCCGTACCAGGAGACGCAGAAGGCGATCATGGCGCTACTCAGAGGCGATAACGTCCGAGATGCCGTATGGGATGCATTTCTTGAATTGACTGATCCGTTCCTTGATCCACAGGTAGCACTTGCGCCACTTGAGGATGTCATCAAGTACAATGCACCATCAAAATATGAAGACTCGAAGAAATGGTTGTATGACGTTGTAACACGGTTCGGTGAAGCGTTTGTGCCGGGTTCGTTCAAGGCGTTGCAACGGCAATGGCATGCATTCACTGGCACGGTCGAGCGATCCGGCATTCAACGTAGCCCGTGGATTGAGTTGTTCGCCCAGTTCGGGTTCCGCACAACGAGCATCAACATTGATGAGCGTATGGGCCGACGGTTCTGGGAACTCGGTAGCCAATTGGATGAAGCGTACAGGCGGTTCAGACGGATTGCCGTCTCGCCTGGCACGGTGGACGAGGGCGATATCGTTTCCGCTTACCAGCGCAGTATTGAGGAATCCAAGCGCATTGCGAAACGGATCGCAACTGCGGCCGAGCGCGCGATGCGGTCAGTGGACGACCGCGACCGTGTGATTGCCGCCATGACTTCGGCCGGCATGAGCGAGACGCTTGTGAAACAGGCTTTGCAGGGCGAGTTCGTGCCGTATTTGCCGACCCGCAAGCTTGAGGAAGCCGTGCTCATGCGAGCACCGGAGAAGGAGGCCGAGGGCCGTATCAAGCTGCTCCGGTCGCTTTACACGAATTACCTCAAGGAATACATGCCGACCAAGGGCAGCGAAGCGTGGCGCAAGGCGTTGGAGCCGCTGTTCAGGGCACGGTTCTCGCACAGGCCGAGAAGGACCAAGCGTGAAACGGATGATATGTACAGGCGTCGTGTGAAGTTATGGGAGGACCGGCGGGACTGGGCTTCTCAGACGATCAGGGAGCTTCACCTGACGAACCTGGACTATTCATGGTACAAACGTTTGCAGAAGGAGGACTTCAAATGAGAGTGTTGACTGGCGTCTTGCTAGCCTTGATCTGCGGCTGCGGCAGTTCGCTGTTCAGCTCGCACGTCAAGGAAATGGACCTGATGCGCGGCATGGCTGCCCAGGCCGCCATGAGCTTGAAGGACGGTGCTGTTGGCCAGTACACGGTCAGCGGCCAAGCGATCAACCCTGGCGTCCAGGTCGAAGCTGCAATCAAGTACAGCGCGTCTGCCAAGTACATCGGCCTTGCGGGCGGATTTGGCGCGGCTGGTCAGGGCGAGCTTGGTGCGGCCGACAAGGATGCCGTTTACAGCATCATCCAGAACGCTTCGTTGAGTGAAGCGGAATGGCGCAACGTCTTGCAGGAAATCTTGAAGAAGATCGGCGAGGCGGCCACGCGCCCCTCTGACTAACATAAGGACGGCTTATGCCTATCTCCGCATACCATAAGCAACACGCTGGTGCAGGATTCCCCCCTTGCTTACACGTTTTGCCTCGTGTTGCCACTAATGTTAAAATAGGTAAGATTGTGACATCGTGAAAAGCGGAAGATAGGTAAAATAGGTAAACTGGGATGGTAGAGCATACTACACAGTTGAAATGTGAACATATGTTCACATTTCAGGGTTGTAGTAAAACCTACTATGCATGTTTTCTGTCTGTTTTCGGCTGGTGGGTTTTGCTGGTACTGGTGGTGATTTTAGCCGTCGGATGCGTATGCGGGGACCTGGTGATGGTGAAGGTCGCGCCGTCAGCGGCGAAAGCCAACGAGGTCGAACGCAAGTATGAAGCGCAGACAATGCCGGCGGCTGAGCCTGAGGTGGAGGTATATATCAATGAATAAGTGGAAGGTGCCGATTGCGTTTGCGGTCATGGCAGCGATCTACGCTGCGAATGCCGCCGGCTGGTTGGACGATACGATGACGGCCTCTCTGGTCGCAGCGCTGGGGGCGATCACTGGGGTTCAGGTGTATCGGGAGAAGAAGCGCGACTCTGCTCGGCAATGATTGTCGCCGCTTCCTTGATCTCGGCCAGTACGTCATCGTCGCGTCGGCCGTGAGTCGCCTTCGCCATCTCGTAGGCGATTGAGAACTCGCGTGCTAGGCGGCGCATGCGTTCTTCCGGCAGTTCGGCTGGCTTGCCGCGTCGGATGCGGACGACGGCTGTGACGGCCATTTCCTGATATCGTGGCCCCATGTGGTACATCAGCCAGATGGCAGCCTCGATTACGTTGCGTTGCTTGCCGTACCGTTCGATGAGTTCATCGAACATGTCACGGACAGGCTGGGTCAATGAGGTTGCAACAGTTGTTCCCACAGCATGATCTCCAAAAAAGTCCTAAAAAAATCTTTTTTGGCCTTGACAATCCGGCGTTACGGTGTATTTTATTAGAAAACGCGGTCAGAAACAAGGCGTGGGAGAAAAATAAGTGGGAATCTCAGACGGCATCAGACAGCGAGTGGAGCATGTCCGGGAAGTCATCCAAACAATCCAAGCACTTCACAAACAGTACATGAAGCCTGATGTTCATTATGCGGTAATAAATGACCGCAAGGTGCTGCTCCAGCCAGGGGCGCAAATGATTGCATTGGCACTCCAATTGTCGCCGAAGTTCGACGTATCCGAGAGACGGTTTATCGTCGGCGACAACGAGCATGTTGAGTACACTGTCAAATGCACGTTGCAGAAACCTGACGGTGCCGTGGCCGGCGAGTATTACGGTGTATGCTCGACGGCAGAGCCGAGGTACCGCTTCTCGACGAAGGTGGTAGGCGAAGTTCCGTCAGAGTATTGGAATGATCGTGACGTGCGCCGACTCGGCGGCGAAGATCGATTCGTCAAGAAGGTGGGCGATAAGTGGTGTGTATGTGTACAAGTAGAAGCCGAGCCGGCGCCGTTTGTCAATACCGTCCTCAAGATGGCATGTAAGCGTGCGTTTGTCGGGGCTGTCATCTCTGTATCGGCTTGCAGCGACATCTTCACGCAGGACCTTGAGGACTTCACGCAGGATATTATTTCAAGCCTGATGGGCGACGGAAAACCGTCAACCGCCAAGGACCGAAATGCTCGGACCGGGGCCGCTCCCGCACCCACTGCCGAGGCCCATGCCGCTACTCCTTCTTCCTCTCAGTCCCGCGGGGGCGGCCCATTTTCAAAGGAGCGTGCCCGGAAAGAGCTGCGCAAACAGGTCGATGAGATGCTCGATCATGCAGCCGAAAAGGCCGAGCAACAGCCAGATGAGCAACAATTGGAGCCGGAGTCTGAGCCGCCAGTTGAGCCGGACGTGCCGATGTTCCGCGTAGCCAATGTGCAGATGGTGAAAGAGGGCACGACGAAGGCCGGTAAGCCGTACAAGCTGTTTGCGATCGACACGATTGAAGGGTTGTCCGTCAGAACGTTCGACATGGCCAAGGCCGAGACGGCACGGGCCGCAATGATCGCGCATCGTGGCGTGAACCTGGCGTTTCGGGCCACAAAGTACGGGAACGATTTGACGAATATCCACGTTGGTGATAAGTTCGAGTCGGGTGAGCCAGAGCCATTGTTCGGCGTGACAGTTGATAACGTCAGCGAGCAAAAGCAAGTCTATGCTGGTCAGGAATATCATTACTGGACCGTTTCCGTGTCAAGCGGCGATTCCAACATGGAGCTTTGCTGTTTCGACAGGAAGCATGCGTATAACGCATCGCAACTTCACGGCGTCGAAGGTGGTTCGACGATCTACTACGTCGAGCACCCAATCTTCGGGAACGTGCTCACAAGCTTTGAAGATATTTCATCTTTACCAGGTGACGATGACGCGCCGTTCTGAGGTGTGGCATGAAGACGTTGCTCCAACTTCAGCAATCACTTGAAGCGTTCGAGCAGTGGCTTGACGAGCTACCGCCGGATAAGCTGAACGACCCGGAGACGATTGAGGAAATCCATACCTTCTATGATTCGTTTGAGGAGGACTTCTCGAAAAAAGTCGGCGGCTACGTCCGCATGATCCGCGAGTTTGAGCTTCGTGCGAAGGCGATCAAGGAGGAAGCCGATCGGTTGGCCGCTAAGGCCAGGTCAGCAGACAAGAAGGCCAAGTGCCTGAGGGAACGGCTGAAAGAGGCCCTCGCCAACGTCGGCGTCCATTCCGTCAGGACTCCATACGGCGAATCCGTAACGCTCAAGGACGGGCCGCCGAAGGTCGAGATCATCGACGAGTCTGATATCCCGTCCAAATATCTCATATATAGTATCGCGCCGGACAAAAGCCTCATCAAGAACGCTCTCCAGTCCGGTGTCGAGTTGGGTTTCGCAAGGTTGGTTTCTGAAAAGGTGTTACAGATACGATGACTACGGATCTCAGTGTTCCGCTTACGAATGAGGAAATAGCAGAACTGACGAAGTGCGAGCAAGTAATTGAGGCTGGCTTACAGACTGCGGTCGAGGTTGGCTATGCGTTGGCCAAGATCAGAGATGCCAGGCTTTATAGGGCTAAGTTTAGAACTTTTCGGGACTATGTTGAGCATCGCTGGGGGTTCACAGCCCGACGTGCATACCAACTTATCAAGGCAGCCGACGTGCAAGCGAAGATGCTGGAGGCTGGCGACAAGGCTGCTGATGAGCCTGTCTCGGACTATCAAGTGCGGAAAATCAATGCAGCAAGTTCGGCGACGGAAGATAGTGACGAGGTGATCTCCGTCGCCTATGACGAGGAAGACGGGCAGCAGGCCGACGGCGAGGGCGAGCCACTTCCGGTCATAAATGACTGCGAGACATCGACGATACAGGAACCGGAATCGTATGTCATGGACGATTCCGACGAGGAAGGAGAAGTCCCGCTGATCGACGCGCTTGGCAACGAGGTCGATCGTGAGCCGGCGATGTCGGCGTTTAGGGACCGGCGGAAGTTGACCGATTTGATTATCGAAATTGTGTCGTTGGCCAAGCAGGTCAACGAGTTGCGCGGCCAGGCCGTTGCAAGCTACCTGCCGTTCGAGTCGATCCTTGCCGCACTGAACCAGGCGCGGAACGCGGTGCGGTCGGCGATGCCGTATGCGGTTACGCCGGACATGCCAGGGATCGACGACAAGTACCTGACGATCGGGTTCGTGACGGAATCGCAGTACAAGCGCTTGGCTACCTGAAGATGAACCTAGTTGCCAAGACAACTGAGTTCACGCTGCGGCCCTACCAGCAGGCAGGGCTCGAAGCGCTGTTCAAGGCGTTCCAGACGCACACAAGCGCTTTAGTCGTCTGGCCGACCGGCACTGGCAAGACGGTGATGTTCACCGAGGCGGCCAAGCACGTCAAAGGCCGTGTCATGGTCATCGTTCACCGCCAGGAGTTGCTTCACCAGGCCGTCAGGACGATCTATACATCGACGGGCGAGTTCGTTGGGATTGAAAAGGCGGAGATGATGGTCGATGAGACGGTCGTCCACAAGCCTCGAATCGTGGTCGCCAGCGTCCAGACGCTTAACAGCAAGCGGTGGGGCGCCAGGCGGCTTGAGCGGTTCGATCCAAACGAGTTCGATCTTCTGATCTTCGATGAGGCTCATCATGTACGGGCCCGGACATGGGAGCGTGTCACGGAGTGGTTCAAGCGGAACCCAAGGCTCCGCATTGCCGGAGTGACCGCGACGCCTGACAGGTACGACATGCGGTCGCTTGGCAAGATCTTCGAGACGGTGGCCCACCAGTACGAGATCGCCGATGCCGTCAATGACGGCTGGCTGGTGCGGCCTGTCATCGACATCCTATACGCCGACTACATCGACCTGAGCGTGGTCGGGGTCAACAGACGGGATTTCGTCGAGTCCCAGTTGGCGGCCGAGATGGAAAAGGAGCGCGTCGTGGCTGGCATGGCGAACGAGATCGTCAAGCAGTTGCCGGACAAGCGAACGCTGATCTTCACTGCTAGCAAGCAGCAGGCGGCCCGTATGGCCCTGGTGCTCAACAGCCTGAAGCCGGGGTCGGCTGACTACCTCACGGACGACACGCCGGACAACAAGCGTCGGCTGATCCTGGAGCAGTTCGCCAACCGCGAGATCATGTACTTGGCGAACGTGGCGATCTGCACGGAGGGCTTCGACGATCCCGGCATCGAGGCGATCGTCATGGGCCGGCCGACGATGAGCCGGGCTATGTACGCTCAGATGATGGGCCGCGGGCTGCGGCCGCTGCCCGGCCTAGTTGACGGGGTGCTGGACGCCGAGGCCCGCCGGCAGGTGATTTCGGCCAGTAGCAAGCCGAACGTGCTGGTTCTCGATTTTGCCGGCAATTCGGGCAAACACAAGCTTGTAACGGCATTTGACGTGTTGGCTGGGTCAGAGGACCGGGCGGTTGCCGATCGCGCCTCAGAGGCTGCGAAACGCAGCGGAAAGCCTATTGACGTGATCGAAGGATTGGAAAAAGAGAAGGCTGCGGAGCTTGAGCGGAAGCGGAAGGAAGCCGAGCGGCGGCTGCGGATCAGGGTTGAGGCCCGGTATCGGCGTCGGCGGGTTAACCCGTTTGACGTGCTGGACATTGAGGACACCGGCGACTGGAAGGCGGCAAACGGCCCGATACCGGACTGGTTGGCGTCTTGGCTCGAATCGCGTGGCGTGCCGACTGACGGCATGTCGTACCGCGAGGCGATGATGCTGAAGCAGGAGATGCTCAAGCGGCACGAGATGGGCCTGGCGACGTACAAGCAAGTGAACGTGCTCAAACGGTTGGGTCTGAAGAACGCATCGCTTCTGACGAAGGGGCAGGCCGGATACTTGATCTCGAAAGCCAAGGCAGGCGGCTGGCGTCTGCCAGGGTATTTGCTAGACAAATGGTCTAGAGTAGGACGGGTAGATGAGCGATCTGCTGCAAAAGTTTGTTAGGGTAAGCCGTAACCGGCGCTGCCCTATCTGCGGCAAGGCGGACTGGTGCCTGGTTGCCAGGGATGGATCCGCTGCGATCTGCCCGCGTGTCGAATCTGATCGTCCAACGAAATGCGGCTATTATCATCGGCTGGGGCCGGGCTATAGGAGTGTCCGTGTAGTGGGAACGCGCTCTGATGTTAGTGGTGCGAAGGGTGTTCGCAACCGCAACTGGGTGGAAGTCGTTGATCGGCTGCAAGGTGCAGCCACCACCCGAACCGTAGCTCGGCTGTGCGGCGTCTTGGGTGGCGTCGTGACGCCGGATGCGGTGAAAAGTTTGGGTATAGGATTTCACCATGTCCTGCAAGCCTGGTCCTGGCCGATGTTTAATGGCGCTGGCCGGCCGATTGGCGTGATGCTGAGGTTTTATGACGGCAGGAAGCGGTGTTTGAAAGGTAGTAAGCTAGGTTTATATATTCCAGGAGACCGAGGCTTGACCCTATCGAACCGTCCTGAATCCCTATTGCTGGTGGCCGAGGGAGCCACCGACACCGCAGCCGCGTTGAGCCTCGGTTATCACGCCATAGGCCGACCGAGTTGTCAGGTCGGCGATTCGTATGTTGTGTACTATGTCCGCAGGATGCAACGACGCGGCGTGCTACGGCCGGATGTGAAGATCGTCGTCATTGCCGACGGAGACGGGCCCGGTATCAACGGTGCCGTCGGCCTGTTCGACAAGCTCATACGTTGCCGGTTCGACGCCAGACTAGCGTTGTTGCCGGATAAAGATATTCGTGCCTGGCTGTTGCATGGGGCAACGGCTGGAGACTTTGCTGCGTTGATCCGCAGCGTGTTACAAAGTGGTTTCGGGCACCGTCTCCGACCACGCTGTTTTGCCCAGAAAGACGGTGGAAAGAACCGCCCACGACGAGGGGATGCCGGGCCGTGTGATCGGTGCACACGGTGGGCAGACGGCAGAGGTACGCAACCCCGTTTACAATTGAAATCCGGGCTCCGCCAAGCCTGCGACCCGGTGGCGACCAGGGGTGCGTTTTGTATGCCGTCGGTGTCGGTGACAGAACCCTATCAGGGAAACTGTGTAGTAAAACCTACTGTTTCAGCTATGTAGTATATTTTACTATTCAGTTTCTATGGGCAACTGGTAGGGGTCGCCGGAATGGCTCACCGTATAGGCTTGCGGTAGAGGTTTAAAGTGGTACTTGGAATTGACCCAGGTTTGAAGTGTGGTTGGGCGGTGTTGGATGGTGGCGGCGTGATTGTGGATTGTGGATTGTGGCGTCTGGATCGCGGGAAGGAATCGAGGCGAAGGCGGTATTGGCGGTTGTTTCATTTGCTATTGGACTTGCTTGGCGATCGGCCGGAGATTGCTGTTGTTGCTGTTGAGCTTGTCATGCGGCACAAGGGAGCGGCTGCATCGCATGTCTATGGTGCGATCCTTGGCGTGATTCAATTGGCGTGTGAGATGGTTGGCGTTCGATGTGTAACAGTGGCGGTATCGACGATCAAGAAGCACGCGACTGGCGACGGGCGCGCAACGAAAGACAAGATGTTACGAGCGGCAAAGCGACGGTGGCGTAATGTCAAGTTTGAGACGGATGATGTTGCTGATGCCGCATGGATTGCGTCGTATGTTTTGGAGGATGAGCATGAGAAGGCCTGATGATGCGTTTGTGAAGCGTGCGTTGTCTTACGTCCCGTTTGTCAGGTGTGGCGTGACCTGTCAAATGATTGCGGACGAAATGTACGGCGGTGATCCACCACCAAATGCCGCAGCGAGTGTGTGGAAGGCGATCGAATCGGCAGCGGAAAGATGGCATTTGAGCATTGCGAGAGTGGCACATGGTACGAGTAAGGACAAGTATTATGAAGTGTGGGTTGAGCCTGACTCGCATTATATTGTGAACAAGATTTGTAAGGAAGTTGTGTGATCGTGTTCATGGGGTAGCGTTAATCTGGTGCGCGTGAGCGTCAACTTGAATGGGTTGAGTCAATTGTGCTGTCAGCACCATGAAGGAGGATGCAATGGGATGGGCGGTAGATTTCAGTAATTTTAATAATGCAGTGTATTACATTTCCGTTCATTACCGTGAAGACATTGTTAAACGTAAACACCTTCCGACGCTACTGAAAAACGTTGGCAGGAAAATTGAGACTGCTGGGTGGAAAATACTTCTATGGGAATTGATCGCTATAGAATCCGGCGATTTCGGTTGTTGGAGTATCACTTTGAGCCCTGTTGTTTTTAGTAGGGCGGTTAATAAGGTATGGAGTAATACTTTTGCTAGTGGTATAGGTGCTGAGCCCTCTGAAATGCTTCCTGAGATCGGGCGGCTGATTGAAATGCGGTATGCAGAAAAGGGAATAGTTAATAGCAATAACGTTAAAGGAGTTGTGTGATGAGCTTGAAGACATGGAAGCGCGAATTCTATCCTTTGCCGGCGTCTCGCGTATCTAAGAAACGTGCACTTGAGCATACATATCGTAAGTGGCGTGGCGCTCAGAAGTCAAAACTTCGGAAGCATAATGTATGTCTTGCTGAGTGCGAAGGTTTTTGTTGTGGCATAGCGGACGGGGAAAAGAAGTTTTATTTCAATCGACATTCTTGTGCGTTGTGTTTCTGTTACGCGGAAACGACAGCTCGCTTTTGTCCTAAATGCCCGCTTGTGATTGTCGGCGGCGCGGACGCGTGCTGTCTGGAAGATGGATCGCCATATGAACATTTTAAGAGAACGGGTGATCCAAAACCCATGCTTCGCTTGTTGCGGAAGTGCATGAAAGTTTACGGTGAAAGAAAATGAGCGATGAAATCCAAGTGTCGATAAGTGGCCTTTGTTTCAACGTTACTGCGCGCGATGATTGGGACGAAGAGTCGCCGAATAATGACGAATTGATTGGTCAGGTGCTTAGCATGGCGATGGCGATGGCGGCCATTCACGTACATGACGTGATGATGGTGATGGCATCGGCCATTGATTCGCTAGCGGAGTTCGTGCCGGATGGCCCGTATGTCGAGCCTGAGGTTGACGTGTTCATTGAGGCCGCAAGGCGATATATGAGGGCGAAGCTGGCGTCGAGGGATAAGGCTTACAAGCAACTTAGGGAGTTGCCGCAATCAAGGGAGGACGGCAATGATAATCTGGCGCATTGAGGCAAAAGATGACTTTGATGGGAGTTCCGAACCTAAACGTTATTTGCACTCAATTGAGTTCTGTGGCGGCAGGGGGGTGATATGTATAACTGAGGAACCAGGCGAGGCGTTCTATTTGCGGGAAGATCGCGTGATAGATGCGGACAGGCTTGCGAAGTCGATAGCGTATCTTGCCGGTTTGATGTCGGATCATACTTTTTCGCCGATAAGGCTTGTTGTGGAGGAGGTGCATGATGAGGCCGAAAGTGTGGATAATTGAGGAGCTAGATGGCGATAAGAGTTATAATCCGCCACGATATGTCAGCACATTTGATCCGGCGGACCCACTCAATTGTGTGCGCCTAACATTCAATCACGGCACGGCTATTTGGTTTATGGAGAAATGGCTTAAACACGCAAAGAAAGCTGCTGTATTGATGGCTCGTTTACTCAATTTGTTTACGGGCCGCAAGTACAGAGAAGTTGGTATCTATATTGAAACTTGTAATGACGAGGAGGACTGATTATGGCAACGAAAAAAGAAATTCCGTTGGTTGTCACGACAGCTCATCGTGGCGTGTTTTTCGGGTACGGTATCCCATCTGATGCGGATACTATCAAGCTGAAGCGCGCCCGCATGGCTGTTTATTGGCCTGCTGAGACTCATGGTGTAGTCGGTCTTGCTTCTGATGGCCCGCCCAAAGATGCGCGAATCTCGCCTGCAGCGCCCGAGATTATTCTGCGCGATGTGACTAGCGTCATGGCGGTATCGCCCAAGGCTGTTAAAAGATGGGAGGCGGAGCCGTGGGCGAAGTGATTGATGGCTATGGTGAAGGTTGTGGTTGTGGCTATGGCTATGGCGATGGCTATGGCTGTGACAGTGGCGATGGTTATGGCTATGGTTATGGCTATGGTTATGGCTATGGCTATGGCGATGGCGATGGCTATGGCTGTGACAGTGGCGATGGTTATGGCTATGGTTATGGCTATGGTTATGGCGATGGCAGTAGCGATGGCTGTGGCTATGGCTATGGTAATGGTGATGGCTATGGCTATGGTTATGGCGATGGCAGTAGCGATGGCTGTGGCTATGGCTATGGTAATGGTGATGGCTATGGCTATGGTTATGGCGATGGCGGTAGCGATGGCTGTGGCTATGGC